GTCTTGATGTTAAATAAACTATTTTGCACATAATTTCTTATGATTTATTTATAAATCTTATATTGAATAAGTTATTATCTTACTATGAAAATTGTCATAATTTTTTTTATAAATAAAAAGTTTAAATTCTAAATTTGATTTCCAATCAAAACTTGATGTTTGTAATACATCGTTTAAAAGATAATAAAAATCTAACTGAGAACCATCAGGTACAGGTTGTATAATAACCCTTGTCATTACGCTACCGATTGATAAACTTTTTAAATAATCTATTGACACATAATAATCACTCCAATTTATTTGAACGTTATCTCCATTTTTAATTACTGGCATTAATAAATTTATTGATAATGGTACGGCAGTAGATGGACCACTGCTTAAAGTTATTACAGGAGTTGCCGTACTATTAGGATTTTTATACTTATAAGATAAGTTATCAAGTTCTCCAACTCCTGTCCTATGTGTTAATACTCCCAATAATTCTAAACCATTATCTCTATTATCTATATCAGATAAATTTGAATTTATTGACGCTACAGTAGAATCTACTTCAGTTTTTGTATAATATCCAGAAATATAAGATGATATATTCTTAAACCAATACTGAACTTTACCCAACGCCGTTTCAACCGTGTCATTGCTATTTATATATTGTTGAGTTGTGGCTTCAGTAAATTCCGTAGATACTCGTATACCCGTTGCTAATTTGAATTGATTTATCCATCTTTGAAATTTAGATATAATAGTATATAAAGTATCTCCCTTTGCGGCGTCTATTGCAACACCCCCCGTTGTTAAATCATTTGGGATGGCTTTATTATATATAGCCGTTGGAGTTGTTGCGGTGGATAAATCTTGAGAAGCATTTTCTATTATAGCTTGATTAGCTTCTCCTACATTATTTATGGCAGTATTCAACGTTTGTTGATCTGAGTCGTATGAATCTTTAGAAACTACTCCCCCCGACTTATCAAAAATATTTCTTATTGCTGTATTAAAATTGAAAAAGAACCCTCCGTTCCAAGTTATTGAATTTCCCGTTACTGAAGAAAGAAATGAAGATAACTTATATTTAGCAAGTGACCAAACTCCACTTCTGACTATCTTCCCCAATACATAATCGTCGGCAACATAGTCAGGAACTTGTTCATTAAATTGAAATACTAATTTTTTATTTACAGAATCAAAAACTCCTGATATATCGTCAACCAATAGATTAGAAGACGTAACGTGATATTGTATATTTGATCCCAAGTCGTCAATTAAAATATTACCCAAAGAATCATTGTATTGAACTTTAGTAGAGGTAATGGATAGAGCTAAGGAAATTTTAAACCAAGCTCCAACTGATAAACCAACTCCCGTAGCTAAATTTACAAGTTCTGAATAAGTTATAGTAGATATTGTATTTTTATCTAAGACCACCCATTGACTTAAATTTATATCATAAACCTTATGTAATTTTTGATTAGGAGTATTATCATACCAAATCAAAATTGTATTATCTGGTGGCGTTGTTCCTATAAAAACGCCTGAAACTTGACCTAAATTTTTTGTTGCCATAATTATTTTGTTTCTTCTTTTTCTAAGAAATTGTCAAATGCTTTTACCAATGAATTATCTTCTCCCTTACTAGTTTCCTCATCTTCGTCTTCTTCCTCATAAGAATTAGAAGAATTATTTGGATTATCATTATTAGGATTCACAGAAGGATTCTGTTGCGCTAGAGCTGCGGCGTTTTTATTACTTACATAAATAGCATTGTTAGGAGCGTCACCTTCTTCTAAAGGTTTCATCTCATATTTTTCTCTAGCTTCATTAACTGTCATGAAACTGCTAACTTTATCAATATCCATTTTCAATTCTTCATCAATAGTCAAACCATTTAATCCTACAAAAATAAATTCATAATCAGGATTAATTTGTTCAACAATATATTTATTTATTTTTCTTTGCATGAATTTCAAAAGAGGATACAAACCTTTATCTTTAGAATGCTTTAGTCTTTGTTCTTGGCTTCCTTCAAATAATCCTCCTCCACTACCCGAAGAGTGACTGATGTCCCAACCTATTTCAGTTGGATCAATAGAATAAATTGCACAAGCTAATTTTATCAAATACTCCATCCAAGAAGAGTATTCCATGTCTCTATTATTTTTTTGTAAATCAATCCAATCTACATCTGCTTCTACAACAGGAGTTTTCCAAGATTGCATTACTCCTGATATCATAGATTGCCATTGTTGTTTAAACTGTTGTAAAGCCGCTTCGTTATTAGTTCCTTTTATTCTAAGCAAACCCTTAGGAGCCGACCCCTGACTAAAGAATCTTCTATTGTATTCATCTCCCCATAGCATTGAAGTAACTACATTTATCAATTCCTCAAGTTCTGAACATCCGTAACCGTTAGCGAATATTGAAGTAGATGGATTCCTAATGGCGAAACAAAGTTCCCAAGGATAAAATTCATTTACTTTCATATTTTGATATACTTGAACATAAGCTGGATAATATCCATGAATCTTTGCGCCAAAATCTTTTCTATCTTGCCAAACATTTGCCCCCTTTCTTTGAAAAAATACATTATCATAATCTTTATCAAAAAAAGAATCTGACATCCTATAAGTGGCAGCGTCCGTAGCCATGAATGATTCTAATTGTCCTCTTCTATTTCGTATACATTCAAAAGTCATTTGATCATATACTAAAGAATCTTCAACGGTCTTTCTTATAAATGTATCAAAATCGTCATGATCCCAAGAGTTTACATTTCCTCCCTTTAATATAAAATCAGTTATTGCAAACGCTATTTTTTTATCTCTATTATCCATCTTCTGCTCAATACCGCCCTTAGGTTTTTTTCTAACAACAAAACCTGTAGAATATTTATTCTCTTGAGTCTCGGCAAAGTCCGCTACTTGATTTTTTCTAGTTTTTATTATAGAATTTATAATGGGAGTTTTAGCCATTCTTCTTATCGTTTCATAAGACAAGGAAAAAGGTTTATCCTTATATCCTAGATTTGCATTGAATTCTAAGGGGTCAACGAAAAATGACTTTGGAGTTTGTTCATTTTTATTTTGTATAGAATTATAAACTTGATTAGCCTTTACCATATCGTCTGGTGAATCTGAACGTAAAGCCTTTTCAAGAGTTCTGAACTTCTTGGCTTCTAATTTCTTTTCTGCAAGCGTTATTGCGTCTAACTGTTTTGAATAACTCATACTATAAATCAATTTTTACTTTCATATTATATAACTGTAAAATGTTAAACGAAAATAAAAAGGAGGACACAAAATGTCCTCCTTATAAAAATTATCTTATGTTTGAAATTAAGCTTGAGGCAATGTTATTCCCAACGCGACTGCTTTATCTACTGAACAAACGAAAGGAGTTGGCGCAGAACCAGAAGTCCAAGAACCTCTAGGAAGCGAGAAACTATAAGAATATCCTTCTATTATTTGCAAAGTCTTAGCAACGACGGTAGTTACATGTATTACGTCTTCAATAGTTTCGGCGTTTGTTTTAGTCCCCGTCAAAACAAAATCGGCTTGAGTTCCATTAACAATAGTAGGAGTTAATGTTAATACATGAGTTGGAACTCCAAGAACTTGAATTTGTTCTCCTCCATAAATATAACCATCTATTTCAGATTGAAAACTTTCAAACCAAGTTTCAACTTCGTCAGTTGTTACTACGCTTCCCAAGTCCCAAGGAATAATACTTTCAAACCAAGTATCTTTGACTCCTTCCATCCACATAATAGTAAATCTTTTAGTAAGATCATCTATCGTGTCTGTTCTCATAACAGCTTTTATAGAAGGGGTCGTTTTAGTGACAAAAGTGTAATCTCTCATAATTCTTTTATTTTTTTAAATATTTATTTTGACATTTACACTATCTATAACTGGTCAATTTGCTCTCTATCTTCTGAGTAACCAAGCTGTCAAAAATAATATATTTTATACCCAATATATTATATACTACAACGGCTTCATCTAAATATTCATAAAGAATAGTATTGTCATTAAAGGTCGTTATTTCTGCTCCGTCTCCTGATTCTATATCCTTGCATAATCTATCAAAAGCGTCAATCAATAGAGCATCGTCCATTATCGTTTTAGAAAGATACTTCATATTCTTAACAGAAGTATCTAGTTCAGAAGCCATTAATTGTAAATCAATATCTAACGGCTCTGATAAACTTGTTATTTTCTTACATAGTGGCATATTATTTATTTTTTAACAATTGTTTTAGGAACAAATTTTGAACGTTGTTTGCCCTCTCCTATTATCATTTTCCAATATTTTTGGAACTCGCATAACCACATTTCAATTTGGTGTAAAGTTATATTACAATCTTTACTTAAAATATATCTTTTATTTATTTTATCCCAATTAAGATACGGCATTGCTTCTCCTCTCTTCTCTCCTATCTCCTTAAGATAAATATTAGCTTCATCTCTTAACCAATAAATAGCTTTTTTTTGTTCTCTTACACCATTTAAATTTGGATAAATCAAACGTATTCCAATAGAAGCTCCTGGACCAACGTTTGTAAAATCATTTTGGTCGAAACTCATAAATTTTCTATCGGTATACTTTGGCATATAAGTAAAATCTTGATAAAATTCGTGAGCTATAAAATCGGCTGCTGCAGGAAAAGTTTTAAGATATTCGATTATTCGTTCAGGAGTTTTAGCACTAACAACTGTTGCTATTAGCTTGCTTATATTTTTATGTAAATAAGGTATTACCATTCTTGTGTAACAATAATCTCTAGGTTTCCCTGGAGTTGCTTGAGAATTTATAAGATACGCCGCCGTGTATGGATTTTGACCACTTAGACGAACGCCCGCTATAAACTTAGAAAACTCTTCCTCATTATATTCTTCCCAATCTGGTATTCCGTTGCGCCATTTAGTAGCCGATATCAATTCTATCTTAGAAGACGAAAATAAATCTTTTTGCACAACTTTATTTTTAGCTTCAAATGTAAATGTTTCAGGGTTATTAAAAAAACGAAAAACCATCATCTTCCAGATCAAATTTTTCATTGTTAAGGAATCGTCTAATATGATATTTTTTATTTGCCATTGACTATTTCTATCAAGTTCTCTATAGACATTTGTAAACTTAGATTCTTGAAATATCTTATTTTTTGTCCAAGGTCTTTCTTTTTTTTCTATAAACCGTCTCTTCCAAATTATTTGTCTTTCATACATTGTTTCAAAAAACAATATTAGATTTGGTTTATATACTTCCAAATTTTCATTAGGTAATTTGTTATACCACGCTGAATTTTCAAACATAATTATAAAGTTTTTGTATTAAGCCTTATCATAAACTCTCTCTTAGCTTCCAAACTTTTATTTTTGATCTTTAACAAAGACGATCTATTTATTTTTTTCAAAGGTCTAAGAGAAGAAGATATCAATTTTAATTCTCTTACATCAAAATTACACATATTATTCGGCGTCTTATCTTTCCCTACAAAATAAACTGAAGCTAGGGGTAAATAAGAATTTCCGTGAAAACTTTGTATCTCAAATAATCTTTTACCCCAAATACT